CAATGAAACTATTCATGACATTTTTGGTGAAAGAACACCAAATAAAAAGGCACGTGGAATTGAGAAATTAGGACTTGAATACATGAAAGCGTTACATGCTATGGAAGAGAATCACACCATACATCATAAACACAATCTTGTGCAGTCTAAGAGGGCTGTTAAAGTCCTCAATGAGAGGAAAGGTAGAGACGACATAATGAACATAGTCGAGGCTCAGACAATACTCTTTTCGTGGTTTACTCAATTCAACCAATGCTCTCATCTTGGTAATCACATGGTTGAGTCTTTACTTTACTGCGAGGACACTTCTTATCTCTATACATTTAATACGCCATCATCTAGGTATTTGGCAGAGGGTATAACAAATACAAAAGGAAATGACGACTGGCTATCAAACTCTGGAGCAGAAAAAACAATGGAAATAAACCCTTGGAGAGTTGTACCAATGGACGACAATGGAGACATGGTATCTCAATACTTTAGTCAAGAAATGGTTCAACAACCATACGACAGTTATACACCTTACTGGACTACAATAGACTATACTTGGAATCATGACCAACATCAATTAACGAAAGACTTACTATCGGCAATATCAGACCCAAATATATTTCCAATCACAGTTTCAAAGACTCACTTTTTGTTTTGTCATCGACTTCTCGGTTTCTTTTGTTTGAGAGCATTGCCAGTGCGAGACTCTTCAGACGTACCTAGTCCTTGGAAGTATGGCCTTAACTTCCGTCGTGAACTTGTTAACATGGGAAATGAGTTTTCCAGTCAACATGGAATGGCGTTTTCAAAATATTTTGACGTTGAGAAAACAGGACTAACAATATTCAAAGGTGAGAGAGAATATCAAGGTGGAAAAACAATCTATACAATAAACGAGTATCAATATGCAAACTTAGCACCTATTCTCGCAGACGAACTATCTACGGAGCGTAATATCTTACCATGTAGAAACCTAGCCAAATCAAGTGCGCTAGGTTCAGCATCGGCTAGGTCATATGCACGTAGGTTGAAAATGTTCTACGGACTTTGTGTTGGTATGGCTTCCGTTGACAAAGCAAAACCATACACTCTGAAAGACGGTGGTGCAGTGGTAGCAGACTCACTAATCTTTTCATTCAATAAACAGTTTGAAAGAGACGAGGAAGAAGAAATTGAAATGCTAGACGGTACGTATAAAGAAAAGGACATGGAGAAGAAAGTACGCTTTCATGGTTCATTACGCAGTATTTATACAGCAGACACCGACCCTTGGACTTGGGGCGAAATTGTGAACGAATATAGTACATCTAGTGAAATACCAAAACCAACTCATGCATCAGAGTTTATACCATCATGGAAGGACATGAGAAGCCCCATTACTATCAATGTAAGTGGAGCACCACCAATCGGTTTCTATCACAAGGAACGCAGGTGCAAGGTATGTAATGGTCGTGTTATACTAACAACTCCCGCTCACTGTAAAGTAGAGACAGTACAATGTCCTCATTGCAGAAATGGAAAAATAGAGGTGAATGAATGAAGTTAAAAAATAAACAAAAGCAACTAATAAAAAAAGCATTAATGAACGCTAAGAAACAAGGACATGACGTACTTACAAGTAGCGAAATAGCAGAACGCTATAACGCCGACCCAAATCTGCCACATCACATGCAAAGAAGTGCTAGACAACTTACCTTTGACTTGAAGAAATTGGCACGTGAAGAAGGTAATGGTATCGAGAGCGTAATCTTGAGTAAGAACGGTATCAACCATCATGGGAATCCGCGTGTCAAATTGGGTTATTCAATTAACTTGAATCAAGCAGTTGAAGACCCCGACGTTATCGAACCTAAGCAAGTCCGTAAGACCATCTCTGTAATCGTTGGAGAAACTGAAATTGCTTATCTCGACCGAATGAAAAAACAATTTGGCGAATCTCCGGGCGCAGTGTTTCGAAGGTTAATTAAAGAATCACAAAACTAAAACCCCTAGCACTAAATTGTTATATACCCCTAGCCCCTACGGTATAACATGAACGCAACAATGGAAACCACAGTTCTAATCAAGAAAGCAACCGAGAACGCCAAGAATGACTGGGAGAAATCCTTTGTCTCATCTTGTCAAGAGCAACTAGACAAGGGACGAAGAATGTCTCCAAAGCAACTCAACATTCTTCAAAGAATCCACGACTATTCTAGTCCACAGCCAATAGTCGAAGGTCCTTACGCTCCTATGGTCGCTTTACTAAGTCGAGCAGGTGAGAAACTCAAATATCCAAAAGTAACTTTCTCTGTATCTGCTTACACTGACCTATGTATTTCCTTAGCCCCTGCTAGTGGCAGAAATCCCGGCAGCATTTATCTGAAAGCAATCCGTACTATGGACGAGGACTACATTGGAAAAGTTTCACCGCAGGGTGGACTAACTTTTGCTCGCTCAACTAGCGAAAATGACGAGGCTTTGTTTACCAAGTTCCTTACATTGTTAAACAACGACCCAGTAAATGCGGCTAGAGACTACGGTGCAAAAACTGGAAACTGCTGCTTCTGCCACAAGGCTTTGAAAACCGAAGAGAGTACCGCTCACGGCTACGGACCAACATGTGCGAAGAACTGGGGTTTGCCTTGGTCTACCAAAACAGCAAGGGTAGTTCAAGAAGCACAGTACGAAAAAGTAAATGCTGACATTCTTGAAACAATTGGCGGCGAATGGAACGTAGTTGACAACGACACTGGTGGAGTCATTATGACCTTCTCTGACCGAAGGACTGCCGAGGACTGGGTAGACCAACACAGCACCATACAGAGGGCTTAGAACCGTTAAGTGCCATGTTGGGGTCTGACCCCACATGGACGAACATACGGGCGGCCAATTGACCCCCGAACAGGCTAGGGATATTGCTCTCTATCCAGACCGTTGGTCTCAGTATTTCCGAACCATAGATGGTAAGGCATTCATGTTACATGAGCGACCATATCTAATTGAGATATACCGACACTTTGGTGCAACTCAGAAATCAAGAAAAACAAAAATGATAGTTCTAAAGTGTAGTCGTAAGGTTGAGAAAACTGAAACGATTTGTAATCTCTTAATGTATGGACTGATGAACATACCATACTTCAACGCAGTCTATACCGCACCTAGACAACCACAAGTAACGAGATTCGTAGATGAGAGGTTCAATGGGGCGTTAATGTCGTCAATCAATAATGGTTGTCTAATGAAGTCGAGAGTAAAACAATCTGTAAGTCATCAAACATTTGATGTTGGAGCACGTTCTCTGAATCATTTCTATGCTTACTCTAACTGGGGCGACGCACATGCGTTGCTTGGTGTTGAGGCTGACCTATGTTGCGTGGACGAATACCAAGACTCTGACGCTGACGTTTTGCCAATGCTAATTGAGATGCTTGCTCAATCTGAATATAAGTGGGTTGTAGTAAGTGGAACTGCCCGTGAGCAGGGTTCAGAGTTTTGGAAACTATGGGAGAAATCAACTAAAGGTGAGTGGGATGGTGAGAAGTGGGTTCATGGAGAATCAGATATTATTGGCTATCATATCAGTCAAAAGATGCATCCCGATATTGACCCCGAAGAAATAGAATACAAACGAGACACCTACACTCCCCGAAGATTTGCGAACGAGGTTCTGGGTGAGTTCTTCGCAGGTTCTACGAAGCCCCTTACATTCGATGTCGTTTTACAAGCGGCCCGGCCAGAACTCGAAAAGAATCTGAAAGGATTAACACCGCCAGAAGAATCTGTTATGGGTGTGGACTGGGGTAATGAAACAACAGTTGTTATCATGAAGAAAGACGGCACGATTCTGAATTGTCTAAAACTCGATTCTAAGGCTGACAATGAGTTCGATGAGGTAGCGGTCATCAAAGACCTAATGCTACGCTACAACTGTACGCAAGTGGTCGCAGATATAGGATATGGAGCGAGGCAGGTCAAAGAACTACAGGCAGAGTTTGGTGAGCGTGTACGGTCTTGTTATTACTCATCTCGGCCAATGACTCCCTTTGAATACAAGAGGCGAGACAATAATCGAAATCTAATCTATATGTTAGTTGTTGATAGAACAACTTACGTCGAAGAAACGATTGAGGCAATCAAAAATAATGAGGTCCACTTACCCTACGCAGATACTTCATTTGAATGGGTTCTACATGAATGGTGTTCTCTCAATTCATCAGCAGAAAAAGATGAGAAAGATACTCGCCCAGTGCGAGGTCAAAAACTTACAAAATATGGACGAGACGGAGACGACCACGCATTCCACGCTTTACTATATGCTAGGCTTGCAGCAGAGTTAGTAGAGGACATAGGGATGCCAGAGATAAGAGTATTCGGGGGTTAATCGTCATTAACTAGATAGTATAGGGCTATCGACATGGATGACCAATCTGAATTGATTAAGGTCTTAGTAGAAGATGTTAGAACAATCAGAGACAATCATCTTCATCATGTTGAGAAAGACATGGCTTCTATGAAATTAGAAGTACAATCAATCGACCAACGGTTAACAAGTGTAGAAGGATTCGTTAAAGAAATAAAGGACTTGCTTAAGAGATATGGCATGTATCTACTTGCTGCGATAGTTGCTTCTTCTGGCATACCTATGTTGATGTGATATGACAATAAACGATTTAATTTCAGCATGTGGAATGGGTGTCTTTGTTGTCATGCTTTGCTTCGGTATAATGTCGGCTACGCAAATGCTTAACCATGCTCTTAATTTTCTATGGTCGAGGCTCTGGAAATGATAGCATTAGGAACACTATCTTTGTTGATTATGCTCGCCGCCCTATTCACAACCACTACCTATATGGGATGGCGGCTTATATACTTTTTCACAACTACCGTCAAATACCGCCTCTTTCACTCATATAGACCGATGGCAATGCGAATGTCGAATCCTAATGAGAAACTTATGCTAACATTCGGTATGGGTGTTGTCTTGGCATGGGTAGTTATAGCCGCAACAGCGTCTTACTTTAGTATAGTAGAACAACGTGAGATTTCAGATTCACAACTAACAGTCATTGGTCTATTAGGTGGTCCAGCACTTCTTATTATTACATCTGTTCTTGACTTATTCAAAGGTAAAGAAGGAGCAAAGATAAACATTCTACCAGACCAACTACAAAGTGAAGTTGATTCAGCAGAAGCAGAGAAAGCACACGTGCGTTTACTAGAGCAAGTAAAACTAGAACACGATTTAGAAATGGAGAGAATGGCTAAAGCACACGAACTAAACATGGAAGCATTCGGTGTAACTGGAACTAACTCGATAGCGACTGGGGCAAAAGCAGCAGACGCAAAACCAGTGGCAAAAAAGACCACTAAGAAGACCGAGTAATCGTTATTAACGATGTCATCCCCCCTTTGTTCATGCTAGAAGGACTGACTACTGACGATTTACTAATGGGTTTAGCAGTTGTAGCAGTTCTAATACCACTTGCTATCTGGGGTCTACGTAAGTATCAGACTCTAATGGCTGACGGCAAATTGGATTTAGGAGAAGTCCTAGATGCAGTAGAAGAAGGCGTTGAGAAAGTGGAACAAGCCAAAGAAGATGTAGAAGAAATCATCGAAGAGGCAAAAGAGAAGAAAGAAGATGCCAACAAAGACTGAGTTCAAATATTGCTTGAATGGTCCAGTGAATACTTGCGCTCAGTTGAGTTTGCCGCATGACGAACATTGCGTTTGTTGTAAAGTAAAAGAATTACAACTCGATACGACAACGTAAAAACCCACCACCTATGAGGGTACGACATGGCAGAGGAACGCAGACGCTTTAATTTCTTTCGCCGTAGAGAAAATAAAGAAGTCAAATCCGTAAGAAATGATGTTCCTTGGGACGCTAAAAGTCTAGCATCTTTATCTAAAATAGCAACAGTCTCAGCAAAGAAAGCGGCGGCTAGTGGAGCGAACACAACTGTTTCATATCATTTACTGCGAGATATTTCTCTGAAATCTGAAGTTGTTAATGCCATTCTACGAAGAACCGTAGATGACGTGTTAGCCAATGGTTACGAGTTCAAACTTATGTCTGGGATAGAAGAAGGCAATGAAGAACAATTACAAAGGTTGCATGACTTTTTCCGAACACCTAACCCCGATGATATGGGTGATGAATGGTTAGAATCTTTAGTGTATGATTTAGCACTATTCGGAGACTCATACCTTGAGTTAGATGGTGATGATGATGAAAGTACCCCCAATGGAGAGGACTGGATTTACGGTGGCAACTTAGTAAGTGTATGGCCTGTACCTGCTGAAACAATGAGATTATTGCCCGGCAATCAAAGACCAGAACCGCCAAAAATGGCTTACATTCAAGAGATAAGAAAGGAGAAGCGTAGGTTCGCTTCAAATAAGATTCTTCACATATCGAAGTTCAAACAAGGCCGAGGCTACGGAACTTCACCATTGATACCATTATTGAATACAATTGCAGGTCAAATGAATCTCAGCAATTACCTAAACGAGATGTTTACTGGAACTTTACCTAAGACGATACTTAACGTCGGAGACATAAGCAACTCAGAAATGAAAGCGATGCTAGGATTACTAGAACAACAATTGACAGCGGGTAAATCACCATTCGGACTTGTAGCAATCAACGGTGGTTCGGGTTTCAATATGCACAGGCTTATTGATTCAACTAAAGAAGGACAACAGTTGGATTTACTATACTACTACCGTGAAGAGATATGTGCAGTATTCGGTATTCCACCAATGAAACTTGGATGGGTTCAAACAGGTAAAATGTCTAATCCAGAACAACAACTAGACGCATGGTATGATGTAGTTGAGTCGTATCATCATAGAATATCTTCGGCTATCAATAACAAACTATTACCCCTGTTAGAGATAACAGACTGGAAAATACAATTCAATACTATTAGACCATCCCGTGAGGCAGAGAGAGCAGATACATTCCGTCTACGCTCACAAGCAATTGCTAACCTAAGACAAGAATCAGCAATCAGTATCAACGAAGCAAGAGAAGTATTGGGACTTGCGCCATTGCTTGATAAAGATGAAGCAAATGACCCATTCTTCTTATCACCTAAACTAGCAATTAACAAAGGTAAGGTTGAGGATGGAGAAGGGGAAGAACCCGAATCAGTTGAAGAAGCAGCAGAAACTCTAGTTGAAGAAGGCATAGTCTTTGGTATGGACGAACTTCTTGAATATCGTTTACTTGGATTGGAGAATGAGGAATAATGCCAAAGTATGCAACTGTTGATGGCAATGCATTTTTCAAAGCAGCATACGATTTCAATTATCTCGGTGCAACCATCAATGAAAGTTTCAGCGAACCTTACACGGAGAAGGTTGCTAAGGAGATTCTTAGAATTGCTCAACAATTAGTCCCGGTCCAGACATCGGCTCTCAAAAACTCTGGCAGAGTGGTAAGAAGTAAGAGAGCAATATCAAAATACAGGAGAGCAATGGAAGTTAGATTCGGTAACACAAAGGTAAGATACGCAAGTGTAGTTGAGTTTGGACGATTCGAATATGCTCCATTCGCACCTAGACCGTATCTACGCCCCGCAGTTGACGCAGTTGCTATGAAGAATAAACGCAGTGGCATTGGTAGTAAAGGAATAGATAAAGCAGTTAAGAAAGCAATAAAGAAGGTGTATTTACCATGAATAAAGGGGATTTTGTAAGTTGGGCTACAAGAAAAGGAAGATATGTTGGTTCATTGGAGTCTGTAAATAATGCAGGTAAACACCAAGTTGTTACTTCAAGTGGTGGAACTGAAACAATCGAAGCATCTACCAGTGAGACTGTTGGTATTGTAAGAGTTTACATCAATAACGAAGATGGAACTTATACTCGGTCCGATAGAAGAGTTGCAGTTAGAACTAAGATGCTCCGTAAGATAAAGAAACCAGAAACAAAAGGTGAGCAAAAAGCCAGTGCTGCTGTAAAGAAAACTCTCAAAGAAAAAGCAGAGAAACATAACGCAGATGTTGGAAACGTGGCAAGTAAGAGAACCAACGTCCGTACGTTGAGTGCCGTGTTTGACCGAGGTGTTGGTGCATATCAAACAAATCCCGGCAGCGTTCGTCCAACCGTAACTTCGGCTGAACAATGGGCTTATGCTAGAGTCAATTCTTTTCTCTATGTTTTACGCAATGGTAGATTTAGAGGCGGTAAGCATGACACCGACTTACTACCCGCAGGGCATCCTCAATCTTCTAAGAGTAAGCAGGTAGTAGAGAAAGCACCTAAGACTAATTTTCCAAAGAGGGGAGATGATAAGAAGGTGAGCCTACGTAATTCTGAGTACGACCAATTCCCTCTTGCCGAGGCTCAGAAGTTGAAAGAGGAATGGCCTCAGATATGGAAAAGGGGTGGGAACATTCTAGGTAATACACAATTTACTCGATTATCAAAAGTCCATAGTCAAATGGGAGAAGCCAAGACTCCAACAGATGAGAAGGCCGTCCGTCTCAGAGAAGCATGGTCGGCTAGGCACTACAAGGATTTCAGACTTGCAGGTGTAATTGCTCAAGTCAAATGGTTAATGGTTGGTAGCAGAGGTCTCTCACATATGAGAAAAGTAATCTCTGATGAGAAAGCAAGACTTCGTAAGTGATATAGGGTAAATGTTATATACCTACACCCCTACCGCGATACATGACAGTAATGACATGCGACGAACCAAACTGCAACAGCAACCAATTTAACATAGTAAGAAATCCATCTATGGTAGTACCAAACACCATGTATTACACTTTCATATGTAGAGAGTGTTACTCCACTTGTTCATCACCAATAACAGGTGTTCCGTTGGTCGACGCTTAAGTTAATACTCATTAACCATGACGTGTCCTACGACTGAAACATGGACACGTTATCGGCAACGCTGATTCGAGACCACAGGCTCTTTGACTCACTAGAAGGAGATGAATCCGAAGCGGTAATTCTCTATCGTGTAGAGACACCTTTCGTAACTATGAAAGGAGCACACGACGACAAAGATTCTGACGTACGAATCAAAGGACCAGTATATGTCGGAGACGACGATATGCTAGATAGACATAATGAATTGGTAGACAATGATGCAATCATAGAAGCATGGGAAGGCTATCGAAAGAACCCAGTTATATTATACAACCATTCTAAGACATACGGTGTCATTGGTGTTATGGAAGATGTGCAAATGGGTTCATTCAAGAAACCAGATGGAACAACCGTCTCTGTACCAATAGGTGTAGCACGTATTGATAACGGTGAGAAAGATATTACTAGAAAGATTCGCAAAGGTATGTTGAGAGCATTCTCAATTGGCTTTATTGCTAAAGCGGCTGTAAAAGAATGTAAGGATGAAGATTCATGCTACATGAAGTTCACAGATATTGAATGGTTAGAAACTTCGGTTGTTGATGTACCTGCTTCCCCCGGTGCATTATTTTCCGTAGAGAAGTCGCTCCTTAGTTCAGATATAGCAAATGTCGATTTTAGCATCGACGAAGTTTACGATTCAAACAAATATTCTCAGTTTGAGGTTAAACCAAAGGTTCATGCTACGGTGTTACGTAGTGAAGAGAAGTCATGTGATGGCGGTTCAAGTTGCACTTGCGACAATAAACAAACCGAAGTTGAAGAAAAACACATAGTTGCTATCGAGGAAGATGACAGCAACTACTATCTTACATTCGGCAAGGCAGAAGATATGGAAGATGCAAGTTATCATGACGAAGATGATGAAGACATGAAATCTATTCTATCGGCATTGGTTGACCGATTATCTATACTTGAAGCAACCCTAGAGGCTTTCGAAGAGAAAGGTATCACAAGCGATTTGCTTAATACCCCCGTTGTGTCATCCGATAGTTCAATGACCGCCGAGGACATCGAGATAACAGACGACGAACTTGAGGAAAAAACTATCCTTGAGGACGCAGAAGAGAATCCTATCGAGACAGTTATGCCTGTGGAAGAAACAGTAGTAAAGTCCGAGGATGAAGCAGAAGATGAGGAAGTCGAAGAAGAAGCAGCAGAAGAAGCAACCGAAGAATTGGTTGAAGAAGAAGCAGCAGAAGACGACCTTGAAGAAGAGTTAGAAGAAGAGTTAGAAGAAAAATCTGACTTACCTTCAACAGTTGAAGTTTTAATGCAAGTTGTAAAAGCATTAGCAGACATGGACCAAACAGTCAACAACATGTCGGCAATGTTAGATGAGCAAGAATCTCTGAAAACATTACTTGCGGAGAAAGACCAAACCATTTCATCTCTTATGGAAGAGAAAGCGGCTGCTGAGAAAGAAGCAGAAATTGAAGCAGAAGTTTCCAAGAGACTAGCAGATGTGGTAGGCGACTTGCCTATCGCAGTACCAAAAGCAAAGGCGGCACGTAAGTCGCTTGTTGCTGATGAAACAACACCAAAGAAAAAGACTGGTGTAACAAAGTTCGACCCCCAACCAAACGTGTCTCCGGGCATGGTCGGTTTAGCGGGCTGGTTATCAGCACGTTTAGATGACAGGAGTGGGGTCTGAAACCCAAATAAAATAGGAAGTGAAAAGATATGACAACAGAAGAAATTGAGTTTACGGATGTCGTAGAGAGAGTGAAGGCTGCTCTAGCAGGTGCGGCTTCCTCTACTGGTGCGACATTCCTACCGACAGAGACCGCCGAAGAAATCATTGAATTGGTTTATGAGAGAAACTTCATGAGAAGTTTACTCCCTGCCATGCCAATGAGCCGAAGAATTGTGAAAGTGCCAAAACTAACTGGCAGTATTGACTTTCACCAACAGACTCTTACAAACACCGAGTCTGGTGATACACCTACTGAATCACGTCAAGCAACAAACGAAATCAGTTTGGAACTTAAGACTATGATGGCAAACATCCCAATCGGAAACTACCTAGTAGCATACGGTGTAGAAGGACTACTATCAGTTCTACGTGAAGACATAGCATCTCGTTTAGCATTTAACGAAGCAAACTTGTTCCTAAACGCTGACACTGAATCCACATTAGCAAACAACATTATGGGTGCATACAACGCTTCAACCAACACTGGTGGAATTAGCACTACATCTGGCTCTGAAAAGAACGACTACCTATTAGTGTTCGACGGAATCAGAAAGAGTGCTGCTGCATCTGATGTAACAGTAAGCGGAACATTCGCTCTATCTCACATGAGAAGTGCTATCTCCAACCTTGGTGTCTACGCAGACAACAGAGAAGACTTAGCATTCATAGTTCCCAGAAACCTCGAAGTTCAACTTCTCGGATTAACGGAACTTCAGACAGTGGATAAATATGGACCGGCTGCTACTATCCTTAACGGAGAAGTAGGACGAATCTACGGAATCCGTGTTTTCGCTACTGGTGTTATCCCAGTCAACCAAGCAGTTGACGGTACATCCGACGCAGGTTCATCATCTACCTTCACAAGTGCTATCTTGACTCACATCAGAAGCCCAATCGTAGGTAATTCAACCGTTGCTGAGAGAAGATTCAGCATAGGTTTCCACGACGAACCAACCAAAGACAGATTCATATTGATACCAAAACAAGATGTTGCATTCGCAGTAAGATATGGCGAAGCAATATGCGAAGTTGTTGGAATCAACACAGTCTGAATAGGCTAACCGTAATCGGAAGGACGGGGCTTCGGCCCTATCCTTTCGTATTCGTTAATACCCACTTAGTGTAAGGTATCAACATGGCGGCCATAGACTATTGTACTTTAGCAGACGTTGAGATGTATGCAGGTGTAGACTTTTCCGAAGGCATAGGTCCATCTGACTCACAAATAGAATCTATGATAACCAACGCTTCACGAATGGTTGATGCTTATGCAGGTAGACAATTAGCGGGTACGGAAACCGAAACAGAGTATTTTGATATTCATTACTCGCTTCGTCATCTCAGCCTTTCAAAAAGGCCAGTTGTTTCTATCACTTCCATTTCAACCATTGACGCTGCTGGTAATGAAACCGTCTTGGATGCAGGGCGTATTCGTTCAACTCATGATTATTGGTTAGACGATGGCGAAGCGGGCATCATTAGATTTCATCAGCCTTGGGCTGAATCACTACGACAATATCTGAAAGTTGTCTATGTTTATGGTAATGCTGCTGCTCCGATAGAAGCAAAGATGGCTACCATACTTCTTGTAGTACGTCAATGTGCTAGGGCAGCATTGAATGATGAGAACTGCACTGAAAGAATGAAAGAGTTCTGGAGACCCTTACTTGCTAGTTCAGAAAAAGAATATATGGAAATGTTAAAGCGTGTTCAAAGAATGGGATTAATGGGGGTGGCAACTTATGGACAATACAGAACCAACTACAACAACTTCTACTGAAAGACCGTACAGTACATGTCGTATGTTTTTAGATTGCATGGAGTCGATATTTGATGGCGATAACTGATACGGGAGTTCCATCTACCGACCCACATACATTAATCAAAAACCTAATCGAGTCCAATATGGTTTCTCCCGATGGAATATGGACACCTTTAGTCAATACTGGTTGGCTAGAGTTCAAGCGTCAAAAGACATTTCAAATCTCAATCATGCCTTCCTACGGAATGTCATTCCCTGTTCATTTAACGGAAGGTGCTACGTTGAATACAGACGCAACTCAATTCATGTTGGTTACTTTGTATGCTGATACTAGAGCGAAACACTGGCAATTGTATCGGAAGTTCATCGACTTGATGCACACCCGTAGTTTGACTACGCCAGACTTAACCGGGTCAACCGGGGTGAATGGAACTGATTATCACTTTATCAAAATCATGAGGTCGGAAGAAACCAAGGCAGTTGAAATTGAATCTCCGAAGAAAGGAATGGGTGGAGATAAAGAAGGAGATTGCATTGGTTATCAATCTCAGCACACTCTTGCGATTCGATGGCAAGAGTAATCCATATAACGAATGTCTTAT